GAAATTGTGGCACTAGAAAAGATGCGAGAAACCGAGACTAGAAATGTTCTAGTTATCGGTGACTTGCATGAGCCCTTTTGTCTTGAAGGCTACTTAGACTTTTGCATAGAACAATACTATAACTATAATTGTACTGAAGTAGTCTTTATAGGTGACGTAATAGACAATCACTACTCTAGCTACCATGAAGCTAGTGCTGATGGTATGGGCGGCTTAGATGAGCTAGAATTAGCTATTAAGAAAATAGGGCGTTGGCGTGATGCCTTCCCTATGGCTACAGTTATTATAGGAAATCATGACAGAATAATAATGCGTAAAGCCCAAACCTCTAGCATTCCTTCTAAATGGATTAAGTCTTTTAAAGAAGTATTAGAAACACCTGACTGGAACTTTGTTGAACGATACGAGCTAGACGGTGTACAATATATACATGGAGAAGGCGGAACTGCCAGGACTAAGTGTCGTGCTGATATGATGAATACAGTACAAGGACATTTACATACCCAATGTTATACAGAGCATTATGTCGGTAAGAAGTTCAGAGTATTTGGAACACAAGTCGGCTGCGGTATTAATCACAAATCGTATGCTATGGCGTATGCAAAATATGGTAAAAGACCAGCAGTTTCTTGCGCAGTTGTGCTAAATAACGGTAAAACTCCACTCAATTTGTTAATGCCTTTGTAGGTTTTTAACCTCTTTTTCAACCAATTTTAATCTTTTTTTAAATTTATTTTAGTATCATTTACTAGATAAGGGATAACTTTTTTTAATATTTTTAGTTAAAAAGTATGTTAAAAGTTAGGTTAGTAAGTTTTTTGTTATATCTTTGTACCATCAAAATTAAATTAATTAAATAATAAACATAACTATGGCTAAAGAAAGGAAAAACACGGAGGAAATAAAAAAAGATTTATTAAAGTATTTATATGATTTAGATGGTGTTTTATACTACTATAAATTTTTTAACTTTACTTATCAAGGTGAAGAAGTAAAAGAAATAAGAAAAGATATTGAAAATATAAAAAACAAAATAAACAAATTAAAATAATAAGAAATGAACTACAAAATCGTAAACAAGAAAACAAACGCTACTTATTTTTTAAATGAAAAAGAGTATCAAACATTCTTTAATGTAAACAGCCTTTATAAAGATGGTCAGTTTAAATATGAAGTCTATAATTTAACTAAAGCAAAAGCTAAAAGAAAAGCTAAGATATTAGATTTACTTGCACATTTATGTGTATTTGCAGCTTCAGTATTAGCTACTTTACTTTACATTCAAAACTATTAAGATGACTAGAAAAGACGCAGAATATTTAGAATACTCTACATACGTAGATTATAGCGAACCGAAAATATCTTTTATTACAGGCGAGCTAATAGACGACACTAAGGTGATAGCTGAAGAATGGCTTTTAAAACCTCAATACATTCCTACTAAGGTAACAAGTGCAAGCGGTAATGACTTAGCTTACAATAGTCGTTCAGTAGTAGTAGTAGGAACTGCTTTGCAATGTTATAGAAAGTTTAGTGAAATGCTTAAAACTTATGGTTGGCAACAGAAAGATAGTTGGAATGTAGAGCTAAAACCAATCTATAAAACACACTATAAAAATAATGGCAATTTGCCTGTAATAATAAACCTTAAATAAAATGACAGAATACAAAACTTGCAACAAATGTTCTTACGATATTTTAGATAGTGAAGGAGAAGTAATGGAACACGAATGCTTAATAGACAAAAGACTGCACGAAATAAATACTTTTCAATGTGTAGATAACGAACTATATTTAAGAGGAAAAGATGAATACGGAGAAGACTTTCAAATATGTTTTGACGCTTTCAACTTCTTAGAATGGATAGACAAAGAACAAATAGAATATATAAAACAAAAAGTAATTGAGTATGTTGAAAACAAATAATTATATTACTTTTACACCGAATTATTAACAGGCAAAAACCCTAGCCAATAAACATAGGTAGAATATATGAAAACAGAAGCATTAAAAGAAAAGTACATTAAGTACAATCTAACCAAAGATGACGTGTTCAAACATCAGCACTACATCATCTTGACAAGAAGCGGTATTGATAAGATACAAGCTTTGGAAAATATTAACATAGATTATGAAGTAATTAAATGCGAAAAAGATTTTTGCGTAGTAAAAGCCTATGCAAGAAAAGAAGGCAAAGCAATTCAAACTTTTGGTTCAGCTTTAAAAGGAACAGGTTTTAAAGACGGAAACACTAATAGCTGGTACACTATGGAGATGGCAGAAAAGAGAGCTATGAGCCGAGCAGTACTCAAGCTAACAGGGTTCTATGAACTTGGAGTATTTGGAGAAGACGAAGCAGAAGACTTTAAAAAGAGTAATAACTAAATAAATAAATTAAAATGGAAGTAACAGGAAAACTAGTAAAGAAACTTGAGTTAGAAACAGGAACATCTAAGTCAGGTAAAGAATGGCAAAAGCAATCAATTGTAATTGATACTGGAGACGAGTTTAACAACTTAATAGCAGTAAGTGCTTTTGGTGACAAATTAAAACAAATGAACAAGCTAGAAGTAGGAATGGAAGTATCAGTCCTTTGTAATGTTTATTCTAGAGAATACAACGGTAGATACTACCATAATATTGATGGCTACTTTTTTACTAATCAAAGCAACAAATCATCAGGAAATTTATTAGAAAATAAAGATACTATGATGAATGGTGATGCTGATATGCCTTTTTAAGATGAATACAGAAGACAATTTCAAAAACCTTTGCGACCTCACTACAAGTTTAGTGGGGTTGCCTAAAGGCTCTCTAGCTTTAAAAACTAGGAAGACAGAATACCAAGTACCTAGAATGGTTGCAGCTATGGTTGCAAGACTAGAAGATGAAACACATAGAGAAGTAATAGCGAAAGTCTTGGATAGAAACAGAACAAGCGTTAATCATTATGAAAGATGTCACTCATCAAACTATGCTTCTTTTCCTTTATATCGTGATACCTTTAATAAAGTTTACAATGCTTATGCTGAAATAAAAGACGCTAAACTAACTTTTATTGACTTGTATAATTTACAGGAACACTTGAGAAAAAACGGAATACACGATAGCAGAACACATCAAACAACTATACGTATTTTATCTGGTAAATTTGGAACTGACATAAAAGTTTCTTACAGAGACTTTTACAATCAGTTAGAATTATGTAAGTTAGCCCTTCAAAATTACCAACACGAAATAGAAGTTATATGAAAAATTTATTAAGCAGTTCAGCTTTTTTAATAGTGAACAAGCAATTAGCAAAGCAGGTAGGGTTGAAAGGGGCAGTCCTACTTGCTGACCTAATTAGCAAAGAAGAATACTTTATTGCTAACGGAATGACTGACGGATGGTTTTTTAATACTGCTAAGAATATAGAAGAAGATACTTGCTTGACTTCACACCAACAAAGGAAGGCAATTAAAAGCTTAAAAGACTTAGGAATTATAGAAACTAAAGTAGTGGGCATTCCTGCAAAGCAGCACTTTAAAATAATTGAAAACAAGTTGTTAAGTTATTTCAATACTAGTTGTAAAGAAAGTGCAAAACTAGTTGTTAAAAAAACGCAAACTATTAATAAGAATAACAATAATAATAACAATAACAATAATATATCTAATAGGCGTGACAAATTTGTTTTTGAGGTTTTAACTTTTGATTATGAAGAAAGCATTTTAAATAGCTTCATAGACTACTGGACTGAGCCTAACAAGTCTAATACCAAAATGAAATATGAATTAAATAAAACTTGGGAAACAAAAAGAAGACTAAAGACTTGGGCTAACAATCAAAAGAAATGGGATAAGCCTAAAACAAAAACAATGTCTAAAATAGATATGCAATTAAATGAATACTTAAAAGGAAAAGAATATTTATGAAACCATTAAAACAAGAAAACTTAAAAGAACTGACTGAAAAAGTTTATGAGCTTATAGCCAAAACTTCAATAGAAATAGGTCATAAAACTGATGGAAAATCTATGGCAAGTCTTAGTAAAATATTTGCAGCAGACTTAATACAAGAAAAGCGTTTTGGTAATATGACCTTTAACCAAATACAAGACGCATTTAGGCAGGGTGTAAGATTTGGCAAAGATGAGCCTTTTTTAAATATAAGAACTTTTTACAAATGGACTTATGCGCAAAAATTAGTAATCGACAACGCTTACTATCAAGTGCATACTTTAGGGCAGCCAAAAGAAAAAGTACTATTTTATCAAGAACCTTTAAAACTATTAAAATGAAGATATTAAATTTATATACAGGAATAGGTGGTAATAGGAAGCTTTGGGGAAATGAACATAAAATTACAGCAGTTGAATTTAATAAAAAGATAGCTGATAAATATAGTCAATTATATCCTAACGACAATGTAATAGTAGCTGACGCACACGAATATTTGTTAGACCATTATAAAGAATTTGATTTTATATGGACATCACCACCCTGTCAATCACATAGCACAACAAATTATTTTACACAGCATATAAGAAAAAGACCTGTTTACCCTTCAATGAAGTTATATGAAGAAATAATATTTTTGGACAATTTTTACAAAGGAAAGTATTGTGTAGAAAATGTAGTTAGTTATTATGAACCATTAATAAAGCCAACTAAGATAGGAAGACATTACTTATGGTCTAACTTTAACATACCCTTAATTAAACAACCAAAGGCTGACATAGGCACAATGATTAAAGGACACCCAAATAGAGCAAATCTAAAACCTTTAGAAGAAAGAAACGCAGTAAATTCAGAACTAGGACTACATGTACTGAACCAAGCGTTAGGTATTATAATAGAAAATAAAGTTGAACAAAACAAACTATTTTAAAATGAAGATATTAAATTTATATGCTTGTCTTGGAGGTAACCGTTACAAGTGGAATGAAGTAAAAAAAGATATTGATGTAACCGCAGTAGAGCTTGACCCTGAATTAGCTAGATTATATCAAGAAAGATTTCCTGATGATACTGTAATTATAGCGGACGCACATCAATACTTGTTAGACCATTACAAAGAATTTGATTTTATATGGAGTTCTCCACCCTGTCCTAGTCATAGCAGAATAAATATAAGTCAATACACAAAAGAAAATTGGAAGCCTAAATACCCTAGTATGTCGCTTTATGAAGAAATTATATTTTTAAAACATTATTATACAGGAAAGTATGTAGTGGAAAATGTAATTCCTTTTTATGAACCATTAATACCTGCACATAAAAGAGATAGACATTTGTATTGGACAAACTTTAATTTGCCTAATGATTTAAACGGAAGAAAAAACCCTGACTTAAGTAGAACAAAAGACTTAATTACTGTAATGTCAAAATATCACGATTACGATTTCTGTCAATACAAAGGTAAACAACGAAAAGATAAAATAGCAAGAAACCTAGTAGATTATGAAGCTGGAAAAACAATATTTGAAACAATGCTTGGTATAGTAAGAAAAGAAGATATTAAACAAACAGAACTATTTTAAAATGAAGATATTAACAATCGTATGGGGAATAATAATTCTACTTTGCATTATAGAGGCTTATTTCTGTACTAAATTTGACAACAATGAAAACAATTAAAATTACAGAAAAAGAAGTAAAGAGCCAATCAGATGCAGTTCTCTGGCACTTAAAAACTTACGGAAGTATTACAAGCTATGAAGCTATAAAAGAATACGGAGCAACTAGGCTTTCAGCTATTATTTTTAATCATAGAAAAGAAGGTTATAATATAGACAGTATGCCTTTGACTAAAAAAACTAGATTTGGAAGAAATACAACTATTGCTAAGTATATCTATACTGCACCACCTCAAGAGCTGATTCAAGAAATGCTATGGCATTAAAAACTATAAGCAAATTAAAAAAAGAACTAGACAAGTGGTTCAGTCTTTATATAAGGCTTAGAGATGCTAACGAGTACGGAATGGTGCAATGCTTTACTTCAGGAAGGGTTTACCATTATAAAAAAATTCATGCAGGGCACTTTATGTCAAGAAGGCATCTATCAACTAGATGGTGCGAAACAAATGTACAACCGCAGTCTGCTGCTGATAATTTATTCGGACAGGGTGAACAGTTTAAATTTGGTTTAAACTTAGATAGTAAATTTGGAGAGGGTACTGCTGAAGAATTACAGTATAAATCAAGAACAACTTTAAAAATTTCTAGGATAGAATATGAAGAAAAAATAAGTTATTACAAATCGCTTGTTGAAAAGTTAAAAAAAGAAAAAGGAATTGAGTAACAATTTTTATATCTTTGGCGTATGATAAAGCCGATTTACGCAAGTGAAGAACACAAGCAAATAATTGAAACATATTTAACTATGTGTATAGAGTTTGCAAAAGACGTAAGCACAAAATCTAGATACAATAATTTTTTAGATGTGGTAGATGTAGTTTTAGAATATCACAATAACTATGGCAAAGGAGTAAAAGAAAATAACTGGTATGATTGGCTTATGATAATTCCTATTAATATGTCAGTTGCTACAAATGGTTTTTTTGCAGGACTAGAAACTAAAACAAACGCTTCAGTAATTAGAGCTTATAAGGTTGTGCTTAGCGACATGGTTTTTGATGTAGTAAATAAGATAGAATCTTTAGAGCAAATAAATGACTGAAATTTACGCAGAAATATCAAATCTTAGTTCTAAGTTTAAGGAAATGTGCTTTGGGCTTACGCAAGATGAAGAAGCAATTAATGACGCAGTACAGGAACTTATGCTTTATTTTCTACAGATGAACCCTGACACTCTAAAAGGTATCTGGGAAAAAGACGGACAAGAAGGTTTAATAAGGTATGGTGCAGTAGTATTAAGAAGAAGTTTAACAAGCACAAGAAGTCCTTTTTATTATAAGTATAATAAATACTACACGCATATAAGTAAATTTTACGAAACAAACGTTACAGACAATTTAAAGTCTATATACAATATGCCTGAAGTAATAGAAGAATACAAATGGACTAAGCTAGAAGAAATAGACAAAGTTTTAGATAAACAAAGTTGGTACGATAAAAAAGTATTTGAGCTTTACTACTCAGGTGAAACTTTAGACAGTCTAGCAAGTAAGACAGGGATAAGCAGAAACAGTTTATTTACTACAATAGATAAAGTAAGAGAAATACTTAAAAAAGAATTGAATGAATAAGTTTTTTGTTCCTAACGAAATTTATGAAGATAGAATAACTATTTGTAAGAGTTGTGTTTATTATTTTAAACCTACAGGAACGTGCAAAGACTGTGGATGTTTTATGAAGATAAAAGCTCGGCTTGCAACAATGGGTTGCAGTCAAAAGAAATGGCAAAAAACAACTGAAATAGAAAAACCTGAAAGTTTACCTCAAGAAATAGTAGATGAGATTTTAGATATGTGGAAAGACTTAAAAACAGGTAGGGCAAAAGACCAAGCAGCTAAAAAAAGAATGATTGAGACATATAATACAATATACAATACTAAATACAATGTAAGAACAAATTGCGGTTCATGTATTTCAACTTGCTTTGATGGAATAAAAAAACTATATAATGAATATGCTAAGGGCTAAACTTAACTTAAATAACAAAGCAGTTATTTCTTTATTTTTTTTCAAACCCTTAGCGTATTTTAAACTTAAATAAATAGAAATGAAAAGAACTTACAAATCAATTAAATGGGTGTTAAATAGCCACATTAAAAAGAATGTCAAAAGCCTTTGGACTTGGGAAAACGACAACTTTACTTGTATCTTTGAAAATTACTCAGGCGATAGCAGAATTTACACACCACACCAACTTTTAAAACTTTTAAATAATGACACAAAACGAAAAACTAATTAAAAACCTAGAGAATATGACAATTGAAGTAGATTATAAAACAACACCAGAACCAAGTTACTACTCAGGTAAAAAGTACGGTTACTCAGCAAGAAAAGTAGTAGAGGACTTTCAACCTGATAGCTACAACTTAGGAACTGCAATAAGTTATCTTTTAAGAGCTGGTAAAAAAGAAGGAAACCCAGCTGAACAAGATATACAGAAAGCAATTAATCATTTACACTTTGAACTAGACAGATTACATAATGAGTCCAAAAGCTAAAATATTTTTATTTTACATATTTATTATTGTAATGATTTTAATTTTAGGTATTTATTATAACTAAAAAATATTATGACTTTATACACTTGCGAATGCGGAAACACAATGGAAATAGGGAAATCTACAATAGTTTTAATAGATGCTAAATGGGTAACTAAGGAAGCACTATGCGAATGCGGTAAGTATATGGATAGCGAACCTACAGAGGGATTGCCTAACCTTAAAAGAACAGAACCTAGTTTAAGAAAACAAAGAGATAAGCTATGGGCAGGAGCAAAAGAAAAACTAATTGGCACAAGAGGAATAAACGAAGACTACTAAATGAAGTTTGTAATAAAAGACAATAGAGACAAGCAAAGCCTATTTAGTTACTTAAAAGAATTAGAGAACGACTACATAGTAAGTGTAAAGAAACAAAGAAACACAAGAAGCAATATGCAGAACAGTTACTATTGGAAATGTATCGTACAGGGATTAGCAGAAGAACTTGGATATTTCCCTAATGAATTGCATGATGCTTTAAGGTGTAAGTTCTTATCAGAATACGAAATGATAAGTATTAATGATAATCAAATAGCAATAAATAAAATAGGAAGTACAACATCTTTAAACACTAAACAATTTGAGCAATACACAGAACAAATAAGAGTGTGGGCTTTAACTGAATTAGGCATAAGGCTTATGCTTCCAAATGAATACGAGTAATTTCTATTATATATTATGGAAACAGAACAAAAGAGGACACAGGAGGGTAAAAAGAAATTACTAGCTGCACTAGAAGTATCATTAGGAATAGTAACTGAAGCGTGTGAGAAAGCAGAAATAACAAGAAGCAGACACTATGCTTGGTATAATAGTGATGAAGATTACAAGAAAGCAGTTGATGAAATTGACAGTAAGTTTATTGACTTTGCTGAAACAAGTTTAAAGAAACAAATAAAAGAAGGGAATACTACAGCCACTACATTCTTTTTAAGAACAAGAGGTCGTAAGCGTGGTTATAATGAGAAGCAAGAGATAGACCTAACTTCAGGAGATGAAAGAATTAAAATAAATATAAATCTTGGAGATTAGTCCTGAATTTACACCGAAGCAAAAGGAGTGTTTGAAATATCTATTTGACAATAGTACTAAAGAAGTTCTATTTGGAGGTGCAGCAGGTGGAGGTAAGTCTTGGGTTGGCGTAAGCTATTTAATCTTAATGTGCCTTCAATATCCTAAGACTAGGTATCTAATGGGGAGGTCTAAGTTAGATGCTTTAAAAAAGACTACACTAAATACTTTCTTTGAAGTTTGTACTGCTTGGAATTTAAAAGCCATAAAGGATTACACTTTTAATGGTTCAAGTAATGTGATTACCTTTTACAATGGTTCTGAGATAATATTAAAGGACTTATTCTTATACCCATCGGACAGAAACTTTGATAGTTTAGGTTCATTAGAAATTACAGGAGCTTTTATTGATGAAGCTAATCAGATAACTGAAAAAGCAAAGAATGTAGTGGCTTCAAGACTTAGATACAAACTTGATGAGAATAGTTTAATACCTAAGTTACTGATGACTTGTAACCCTGCTAAGAATTGGGTGTACTCAGAGTATTACAGACCTGCACAGGAAAAGACAATCAAGCACTACAGAAAGTTTATCCAATCATTAGTTATAGATAACACTTACATATCTAAGCACTATGAAACACAACTATCACAATTAGATGAACTAAGCAAACAAAGACTTCTATTTGGAAATTGGGAGTATGACGCAACTACTGATAGTTTAATAGACTACAACTCAATAATGAGTATGTTTAATCAAAAAGGAATAGAGGGTGATAAATATATAACTTGTGATGTAGCACGATTTGGAAGCGATAAGACAGTCATAATGCTTTGGCAAGGGTTACACATTAGATATATAAGAACATTGCTTAAATCGTCTATAAATGAGGTTGTGGACGAAATTAAGAAACTACAACAAGAGAACGGTGTTAATCTTAGAAATATTATAGTAGATGAGGATGGAGTTGGGGGAGGTGTAAAAGATTATTTAAGATGTCAGGGGTTTACCAATAACGCAAGAGCTTTAAAAGGTGAGAACTATCAGAACCTAAAGACTCAATGTTATTACAAATTAGCAGACCAAATAAACAAAGGGCAAATAGGAGTTAGTTGTTCAGATGTAAATATAAAGAATTACATAACGGAAGAATTGGAACAAGTAAGAACTAAGGACGCTGACAAAGATAACAAGTTACAAATAATTCCAAAAGATACAGTTAAAGCAATTTTAGGGCGTTCTCCTGATTATGCTGATGCTTTAGCTATGAGAATGTATTATGAGATTGACAGTAACTTTGGGAAGTATTACGTACAGTAAGTTTATTAGAATAAAATTGTTCTTAAAATAGTAGTGTCTGTCCAAAGTACTTCGTTTGCTAGCTCGTCCGCATACGGGATTACGATTTATTACCAACCTTTTGAGTGTTTACATCAAACCTTTATTTGATGTGATAATACCACTTGCTTCGCTTCAGTATATATGCCTTCACAGAGCCTAATCCCACCGTTTAATCAAGTTTAATACTTCGCCAAGTATTAAAATAATATTGCTATCATTTTATTTTATAAAGCGTCTAACTTTTTTAACTCTCGTCGCTAGGGTGCGCGTCTAGTTTCCTATATATCAGATTTCGTTTTCTACTATTTCAATGAACAATTATAGTGCAAAGATACACTTTTTTTTTAATTGTAACAATTATAAACAGAATTATTACCAAAGTTATTAACAATTGAGGTGTTAAACTAAAAACAACAAATTTCTATTATATATAAGATGAAAGTAAATATTCAAAAAAAAGGTAAGGTAAGAAAGTTTAAACTTATTAGTAGTTGGGAAGAAGTAACTCTAGAGAAGTGGTTGAAACTTATTGATTTTGAAACAGGTACTAAAACAGAAGAAGCAACAGAAACAATAGCAGCGTTATCTAATATTCCTAAGCAGTTAGTAAAGGAATTAGCTTTAAAAGATGTAGCAGTATTGATGAGTAAAATTGCAGAGCTACAACAAAAGCAAGATACAAAGTTAAAAAGGATTATTGAAATAGAAGGAGTTGAGTACGGTTTTCATCCTGATTTAGATAGTATTACTTTAGGCGAATATGCGGATATTGAAACATTTATAAAGAACGGAATAGAAAAGCATTTAGCTGAATTGATGGCGGTATTGTATAGACCAATAAAAGAAAAGAAAAATGACATTTATATTATTGATGCTTATGATGGAAATATTCGGCTTAGGACGGAAGAAATGAAAAAGATGTCAGCAGAACAAGTGCAAAGTGCATTGGTTTTTTTTTACAATTTAGGCAGAGAATTGTCAGCGATTTTGCCATTATATTTGATGGAGCGGCTGACGGAAATGCAGACGCAATAGCAACTGAAAGCTTTGCAGAGAAATGGGGTTGGTTTGGCGTGATGTATAGATTGACAAATGGCGAGATAGTAAACTTAGAAAGAATAACGAATTTAGGACTGTTAGAGTGCTTGACTTGGTTAAGTTATGAAACAGATTTAAACTCACAAAATAAAGTTAAAAGAAATGGTGAACAATAAAAGTTATAATAATGTCGTGAACACTTTGCTAAGACTAGGCGAGTTTCACGAACAAATAAGCACAATTTCAGTTGGTGATATTTACGACCTCAACTTAGAAAAGATGGAGAAGTTCCCTTTAATGCATATTAACCCTACTTCAGTTGAAACAGGCGACAGTCAATTAACTTATAACTTCCAAGTGTTTATTATGGACATGGTAGGCGAAAAGTCAGATTGGCAAACTAAACAACATTCAGAATTAACTAAGCTAGTAAATACAGAGAATAACGAGCAAGAAGTATTTAATCAAACTTTAGCTATTTGTACGGACTTAATAGGAATGTTAAGGCATAGCTCAAGACAATCTTTAAACGGAGTAAATGATATAAACGAACCTATCTATTTTACACAAGACCAATTTACAATAGAGCCTTTTCAGGAAAGGTTCGATAACTTATGTTGTGGCTATGTGTTTAATATAGGAGTATTAGTACAAAATGATTTTCAAACTTGTAATATTCCTGCAAATATTAGAGGTGCAGGTTACTAATGATAAAATTTAAGATAGGAAGATTAATAGTTCAAATAGGATGGAAGAAATTTAAAATAACAGTAAAGCTATGAATTACGAAGACATATTAGAAAAGCTAGAAGCAATAAGCATAGAACTAGAAAGTTATAACGACTATCCACAAGCAGCTAGTAACAATGCTAAAAGAGCAAGAAAATATAAAGAAGAAAACGGAAGCAGTTGCGGTACTAGAGTAGGTTGGACACGTTCAGCACAATTAGCCGACAGAAAACCTATCAGCAGAGATACAATCGCAAGAATGGCATCATTTAAAAGACACCAACAACATAAAGACGTTCCTTACTCAGAAGGGTGCGGAGGTTTAATGTGGAATGCTTGGGGCGGTTCGTCTGGTGTAAATTGGGCAATAAATAAACTTAAACAAATAGATAAAAAATAAAATGGCAGATTTAACAACAACAATTACAGAAAATGTAGTCCTTAACGGCTCAGTCAGAGGTTCTACAAACACTTTAACAACTACAGGCATAGTAGATGTATTTGAAAGAATATTAACTTGTACGCACTCGCAAACTACAACAGTTGCAGTATTTAATTCAACTCCGCATGGTGCTGATGGTGCTTTAGATGTAGAGAATTGTAAATACCTAAGAGTTACAAATTTAAGTGATGACCAAGATATGAAAGTAGCTTTTGTAACTTCAGCAACTAACTATCAAGTAACAGTTAGGGCAGGCGGCTCGCATATCTTATACCAAGCAGAAGAAGCATTAATTGGTGAAGAAGACGCAAGTCCTGCATTCCCTACATTACAAGATTTAGTTACAGTAGAAGTAAGACCTTCAGCAACAACTGATGTACAAGTAGAAGTCTTTGCAGCGTTAGTATAATGAATTTACC